CCACAGCACCCTGAAACTATTGTAGCATTCGCTGGAGAGCGGTCTATAAATACTACTATTTTATTATACGAGGTATGTCTGTCAGGGACGGTGGAAATTTATTTGCTGTCTTCCGTCAGCCATGCACGGATCTGGCAGTAATAGCCGTCTGCCCATGCCTGATAGCCTCTTCCGGACGGGTGGATGCTGTTGGTCAGCGTCCGGCTGGTTTCCGTGAATCGGTTCGTCACCGGCTTATCCGAATACGGAAATGCCAGACGGCGGTCCGTGCGAAGACCGTGGGCAAAACAGGTCACGTTTTTGCGATACTTGCCAGCATCAAATGCCTTGATCAGTGCAAGGTTCAGCGTGTTGATGCTCATATGGAAGATACCCATGTTGGAACCGCACTGATAAGAATAATCCGAGCCGGGACCACAAAGACCGATACCGATCTTGCAGTTCGGGAAGCCCGTTTCCTTATCCAGCAGCGCATCGATGAACTGCTTCGCCTGATCCACGAACTTCTGCACCTCAGCTTCCGTGCGGTACAGTGTAGTGCCCTGCGACACATCATTGGTGCCAAGTGCGATCAGGAAGTAGTCGATACCCTCATAGCCGTTGGTCTCACAGTATTTCTGGAAATCCAGACGGCCTTTGATCTTATCCCAGAATGCATTCGTTTTGCCGGCGTAATCCGTGTCTGCCAGATACCGGGCAAAGGTCCAGCTGCCACGTCCTTCGTGCTTGCCGCCAGACGGTCCTCTCGTTCCCAGCTGGTGGATCACGCAGTCATTATCCTCTGCCAGCAGACGGTACACTTCCGTTGCAACGGAGCCATTGTCCACGAGAGAGTCTCCACAGATGCAGATATTCTTTGTGAGCTTGTCCTTCAGCTTATGGTGAACCCTGACCTGGACAGGTTTGGACGATACCGTATGGCAGTCATCTTCATCCAGACGGCGGACGGTCAGTGCAAAATCCGTACTGTCCTTCGTCGGCGTGTAGTTCATGCAGTACTCGTTCCGGGTCAGGCTCGGTGCATTCGTGCCTCTGGCGAGCACATACAGATTTTCCTTGCCATCGTGGCGGGAAAGACAGTCAAAGAAGATGGAAAGCTGGCGTCCCTCCATGCAGTCCCAGTGGGACGGGGTCACGATGTCATCCTCTACAGCCGGAGTAATGGCTTTCTGCACATAATCCGTGATACGCTTCGGGATGAAAGATGCCGCGTTATCTGCGAAGAGATCACCCGCTTTGTATTCCTTACCGCCCACAATGAACTTCACATCCGGGTGAATGTGCGGATTATACAGCTTGCTCTGATACCAGGATGCAATATAGAAACCATTCGTACCCAGCTTTCGGAACAGGCTGGTGTCGTACAGATTGATGGTTTTCGTACCAGCGTCATAAGCGAGAATGCGCATCGGCATGCCAAAAGTCGAGCTGGGTGTGTTAAATGCCATCTCCACCGGATCGCCTGCCGTGATCCACTCATAGTGGAACGTATCCGGAACACCCAGACACTTGGTACTGACCTGGATCGTACCGGCATTCTGGTCAATGGTAATGCCACCGCTTGCCAGATACATATGGCGGGAATCCTTACCGGCAAGATCCGTGCGGAGCTGCTGGAAGCGGTCCTCATACTTCTTTTCGATATAGTAGTCACGCCGCTCTTCATCGAACAGCTCACCAGCCTTATAAGTCGTGCCATCCAGTACAATGCTGAAAGAAGAACCCATGTGCGGATACCAGAAATGGTTTTCATACCATGCAGCGATATAGTAGCCGTTTACTCCCAATGCCCGGAACTGTGCAGTGTTGTAAAGATTGATCTGATCTATGGACGAGTCATAGGCAAGGATCAGCATGTGATGCTTTTCTGCTTCCGTACTATCCAACATCGGTACCGGCTCCTCACTAGCACTGATCCAGTAGTAAGCACCGTTATCGACAACCGCCAGGATACGTTTCGTGACCTGAATGGTGCGGTTGACCGTATCGATCGCAAACTGGCCTGTAGCGAGGAACATCTTTGCTGAACGGTACTTGTGCCAGGTCATCGCAGTATTCGCAATCTTGGCTGGATTGCCATAATCGATCCCGTTGATGACTGTACCGCTGCTCGAAGGGGCTGCGTACACCACATTCCAGTCAAAAAAGACCGCAAACACAAAGCGGCCCTTTGTGAATAGATCGCCCCAGCTATCGCCGCTTGTATTTTCCACCTTAATGACAGGGACTTCTGTCTTTTCTCCCGTCTCGTTTGCGGATGCTTCCGCACCATCATAGTAGATCGCCCACCATTTTCCCACTACTGCAAAGTCAAACGAGGTACTGTTTTCCGCCACCAGTTTCGTCTGCTCGTACTGTATACCATTTGTACGGCGGCAGACATACACACTCTTTCCCTCCGGGAATGTGACTGTCACCTTGCTGCCCGTGAACCTGATATCCACGCTGCCGTTCATCCACTGCCAACCTGTTGCGTAATTTGACAGCAATCTCATCGGGAGCATGTTGTCATAGAGGTACACCGAGAGCTTCGAGAACAGCTTTTCATTGGTGGTGACAGAGATGAAACGGGTATTCGGAAGCAGTGTGATCACATAGTTGTCATAGACCTTGCCGCTCTCTGCCCGGAAACAGCCACCGAGGAACTTACGGTCCATGTCATAGCAGACCACGTTGTTATAGTCATTCCGGCCGCTCATATAGCCGAACTGACCGTCCACCAGAATCGCATCACCGCTGACCGGGACCATGTGCGCCACGCGCCAGCTTTCCGAAGCTACAAGGTTGCCGTTCTGGTTTGCGTAACCATTTTTGATCACCCAGTTCTTCATGATATTCTGCATGGAACGCACCCTGCCGACCGCACGGATATTGTCACCGGCTGTGGGATAAGTCTTCCCCTCATCATCCACACGGGCATCTACCAGCTCCTGTGCATAGTTGGCATTCTTGTCCGTAGATGCCTTGACATTGGCATTGATCTGGGCTTTCAGCATTTCCGCAGTCTTATCCATCTCGGACTTACTGGCCGCAACCGCACTATTTGCGGCATCGACCTTCTGGGTGATATCCGCCACATCCTGCGCGGTCATCTTGCGCAGGACCGCCACATCTGATGCAGTATCTGTACGAAGCTGCTCTACATCTGCCGCAGTATCCTTACGGAACTGCTCCACTTCTTCTGCCGTATTCTGACGGTACAGAGCCATCTGCTCCGAGAACCGGGAACACATCGCCCAGTATTCCTCCTGTGACAGAAGCGTTCCGGCCGGCACAGGTTTCCGGCTCATATAGCTGTCGCCTGTGGATTCCTCATACACAATGGTAAGAGGTTCATATTCTTTTGCTTTGTCCCAGACACCATCATGGCGAGGGACGATTCGGTTGCCGATATATTCCGACATATTTTCCCCTTTCCCGGCTCTATCAGCCGTTTGCAAATTCTACGATCAATCGTCCATCACCATCCATCGAGAAGATGAGCTTCAGACCATCCTCGGTGGTGAAAGCAAGATAACCGTCATCCGTAACCGTACAGTTCAAAAGATTTTCGATGAATTTCTGGATTGTGCTGGATTCCGACTTGTCACTGAAGCCGAGTCCGTCCTCCGACACAACGGCAAAATAGCCATCGTCCGTGATATACACTTCCAGCAGTCCCTGGCGGATGGCTTCCACAACACCGGCGTAGGTATAAGTGGCGATCTTGCCGTTGTTGATGGCTGCCCGCTCCACCTTCAATGTGAGGGAGAACGAACCAAGGACATCACCCGCTGTGCTGAGCATAACAACATCCAGCGGAAACCGCCCGGCCTGTGCGGTCATGAAGGTCGTGATCGTAAAGACGACCGCCCCATTTTCAACAAACACAAGGTCGGATGCTGTTTCGCTGGTGTAGTGAAAGATCGTACCGTCCGGTCTGGTACCGGAACAGGCAACGATGCAGTTCTGTGGCACGGAATACTGCACCGAGTTGTTATACAAAACACAGCGAACTTTCCGTGCTTTGTTGTCATACTGCTTAACCGGAACTGTCACCGGGATCAGGTTCTCCGTCAGCGACAGCTCCACTTCCTGATAAATGCTTGTGACCATTACGCGCCCCCTCCTTCCTGATTGGTCTTCTTATCATCTGTTTCTTCTTTGTTCCCATTATCTTTTCCTTCGGTGTCCGGGTTCTCCGGCTCCGGCTTTTCCGGTTCCGTCGGTGTGGTCGGTTCCGTTGGCTGTTCCGGCTCATAGCCGATGGTCTGCCACTGTTCTCCATCCCAGAGCTTTAACTGCAGGTTCTTCTTATCGACCCAGAGCGTATCTGCTGCCGGGGCTTCCGGTGCGGTTTCCGATACCGGGACACTCGGCTGGTACTTTTCATCCAGTTCTTTTTCGACCTCTTCCGACAGCTTCTTCGCCGCACTGTATCTCTCGTCCAACTCCTTTTGCAGATCTTCTGAGATTTCCGTAAGGGTGCCATACCGCTTATCCAGTTCCTCATACAGCTCTTTGGACAGCTTTTTGGCAGTTTCGTACCGCTGATCGAGTGTTTTCTGAAGTTCGGCAGAGATAGCGGTCGCTGTTTTGTACCGCTCATCCAGTTCCTTCAGCAGCTCCTCGGAAAGCTCCGTGGCTTTCTTGTAGCGGTCATCCAGTTCCTTGAGGGTTTGTTCCAGCAGGATCGCCGTCCTGACTGCCGTGTCATCCGACTCCCAGCCATAGCCCCACGTTTTACCGCCATCCGTGGATACAAACAGCCCGGCAGAGCTGTTCTTCCATGCGACCGTGGACTGTTTCAAAGTTGCCGCATTGAATGCATAACGGGTCGTGTTTCCCTTGCTGTCCGTCTCATTTTTATAATGTAGTCCAAACAGCGCAGCAAAAAGCGTACCATCATAAATGATAGATGCTGTGATCCCACCGACCTGCTCTCCCACTGCTGTCTCCGCACGGACTGCCGTATCGTAGGCAATCGTTGCTGTATTCCGGATGCTGTTGAGCGAACCGGTCAGAGAAGAATTTCGGCTGCTGACCGTTGAGTTTGAGAGCGTGATGCTGTTATAGCGTTCCAGTAGCGCGTCATACTCTGTTTCGGTGACTTTGGAACTGACTTCGATTCCCAGCTTTGAGATAAACACATGGACCGTATCGCAAAGGGAAACACGCTCTGCTTCCACGATGTCCTCATACCCCGGCGTATTCCAGAGCTGTAAAAAGTCGATCTTGATATCAATCTCCGGCTCTGTTAAGTCCGTGGTGTCGATATAGTTCTGTGCGTATTCCCGGAGTGCCGTTTCGCTCGGCTTTTCCTGAAAATTACTGGTACAGTCCAGCACGGTGATCTTCTGGTAGGGGATCGACCGTTTGCTTTGGAGCACCACCTTCTCCGGCAGTTCCATGACCGCCTGGGTTTCATTATCCACCCAGTACGGATGCACACCCGTGATGGTGTTCTCGATGGATTTCTCCATCTTGAAGTCTGTCAGGTTCTTCCCGTAGATGATGTGGACATTGTGATCCGCACCTCTGGTTTTATGAAACTTGACCGTGTAGCGATCCCACTCAAATTCACCGCCGAAGGTATCCAGCACGGAAGCATCCATGCCGCCCAGACAGTTACGGAAGGACGATGGAACGCCCAGCGTAAAAGTTGCACTGGAGTCCACATCCGTCCAGACATCGAAAGGGCAGTCAGAAGCCGCATGGCTTTTCAGCCCCTGCATTGCCCCGCCACATCCGGTCACTGAAAATGGTGATACCGTGATAAAGTTGAGCTGGTAGGAAATATGCCGTGCCTGCACTTCCAGCTTGCCATCAATCGGGGTCGTGATCTTGTAGATGCGGAACGGCTGAGACTGCATGGTATCGGATGGCTTGGCAAGGATGATATTCCCCTCCTCCAGCATCTCTGCATGGATGCCATCTGCCGGACAGACCAGCTTCAGTTCATAGCTTCCGTTTCTCTTTTCCGTTACGGTACAGGACTGTGCATCTGCCAGCTTTCCAATACCGTTATGATTGAACTTCATCTCTGTTGATGCATATAAACATGGGATCACTGGCTGCACCTCCCTCTTAAAGCGTCCACCAGCGAGGAGTCACCTCCACCGCTGTGATACCGCCTGTCCATGTGATCTGTGTCTTTCCCTCCGGCAGTTCCGGGAAGTCATCCGAAAGGATGGTCTCATTGCAGAAGCCGGAAGCGTTGTAAGCGTTGTGCGTTTCACAGTTGAGCAGCACGTAGTCCTTAATACTGTGGATGGTGATCTTCTCCTCACCTACATACAGCTCACCGCCGCTGTCCCCATAAACCTTGAAGATGGGCTGTGCCGGAAAAGCAAAGGGGTTCTTTAAGGTCGACCTGCCATCCAGCCGGATCACCCTCTGCCCATCCACGCTCCACCTCTGGGGCTTACAGTTGAATGTCAGCTCCATCTCAGCGGCTTTCTGGGCTGTCACATCAAATTCCAGGGCATCCTTGCAGACCGCCATCCGGAAAAAATCCGGATCGTAGGTATCCTGCAATTTCTGATACCCGATCGGAGATAACAGCCACGCCTTGACCGCTGCTGTCTTGGCTGGCAGACCGTTGAAGAAAAATGCCTTATACTTGATATCCACGTTCTGATATCTGCGTCTTCCTGTCCTTGCATTCTCGGTGATGATGTCCCCGTTCCTGCCGGGTACGGAGGTACTCTCCACATCCGCAGCCGGGGAATCATACACACCGGGTCCAGACAAATATAATAGGAAGTCCTTACTGGACTTCCCGGCAAAGGACAGATACTGTCTGGCGTATCTGCCTTTTAACTGAAACTGTGATACTGTCTGCTTTGGGGTGTTGTAGCCCATACGCATCTCCTCCTTTACTTGAAAACTGAATCATCCTCGTGGATCATGCCGTTGATCTTATCGGCAACGGTCTGTGCGAGTTCATCGTCGTTCCGAGCGTTATAGCCATTGACCGTAATATACACACCGCCAAGGTTGGTCGTCCGGGTGGTACCGCCTCCGGCCAGAGCTGCCTGCGGGAAGTTCCAGCCAGAGCCATCGAAGTGCGGCAAGGTCAGTTCTGGCAGGCTGAAGGAACTGATACCCTCCATACCCTGCTGCACCTTTGCTGCCATCGACCTGATCTGGCTGATCAGACTGCCTTCTCCTTTCTTGATGCCGCCGGAAAGCAGCTTCATGAAGTCGGGCATATAGGTGTCCGCATCTGCCAACGGCCCCTCATCCGGCACCGAGAAGTGCAGGAACGAACGGATACCGCTTGCCACACTCTTGACCGCACTGCCGACCCAGCTCACACCCTTCTTGATGCCTCCTGCAATGCCGCCAACGATGTCCTTGCCCCAGCTGACTGCCGAGGAAGCCACGTTCTTGATACCGCCCCAGATGGACGATGCCACATTGCCGATGGCAGAAGCCGCATTGGAAATACCATTCTTAATGGCGTTTACTCCATTCGAGAATACCGAAGTGACCTTGTTCCAGATATTCGTGACTCCTTCCCGGAATCCATCGCAGTTTTTCCAGAGAGCGGTCAGTCCAAGACCGATGCCGCCAACGGCTGCCACTGCGATACCTGCAGGACCCGCCAGGCCAGCAAGTGCTGTACCTGCGGATGCGAGGAAACCACCTGCGGAGCTTGCTACCCCTGCAAGAGCTGTACCTGCGCCAGCAGCCAGACCGGATACGGTCGTACCCACAGAACCGAGCAGACCGGAAAGCGTTGTGCCAACTGTCCCGGCAATACCGCCCAGCGAAGAACCAATAGACGATACGATGCCGGAAAGACTGCCACCTAAGCCACCGATCTTCGACACTACACCGGAAAGCAGCCCGCCCAGATTCGACAGGATTCCCCCACCGCTGGAGCCAAGGCTTCCCAGCTTCGAGATGATGCCGGAGATTCCCTCTCCCAGACCGCCCATTTTGGAGGTCAGCCCGGAGATCAGGTTGCCAAAGTTCGACACGATCTGACCGCCATCTGCACTGCCGATCTTCGACAGGAAACTGCCGATGTTGGATAGCAGACCGCCTCCGTTTTCGGAGCCAAGGACATTGCCGAGGTTCTGCAACGTACTGCCGAGGTTTCCGATTGTGTTCTTCATGGAGCCGAGTTTGTCCACAAGACCGGTGACCGTATTGACCGTGTCACCGACTTTGCTGATGCCGTTGCCCAGGCTCTTTAGGAAATCCGAGTCGAAGGTATCGCCAAGGCTGCGGATCGCATTTCCAAGGGAACTGATCTGAGAACTCAACTCTCCAATGGAATCCTTCATATCCGCAAAGCCCTGCTTCACTTCATCGCTCATACTGCCGACTGCAGTTTTGGTGATGCCCTGCAGGTCAGTCCAGAGCTGCTGGAACTGTGTTTTCAGTCCGGAAAGCCCGGTCATCAGCTGGGACTGGATACCGCTGCCCACATCCCTTGCAGCACTGCCGATACCACTCTGGCTTCTCTTGATCGTGGTAGCAAAACTGCCGACCACAGAATCCATCCAGTCGCCCAGAGAATCCACCGGAGTCGTGAGGTTGCTGCTCATAGACCCGGCAAGCCCCTGCACAGCCTTCACTACCGACTTGACATTTTTCTTAATGCCGGTCGCCAGCAGCTTCATGAAGTCAGGCATATAGGTGTCTGCATCGGACAGAGGTCCTTCGTCAGGCACAGAGAAATGCAGCAGACTTCTGACCCTGCTTGCGACATTTTCTGCCGCTGCAATCACGGAGCCAGCCGCTGCCCGGACACCTGCCGCCATCTGGGAACAGATATCTGCACCCCAGCGGTATGCCGAAGAAGCAATCGAACCGAGCGAGTTAAAGCTGCTCCTGATACTTGCAACACCAGAAGAAACCGTGCTGCGCAGGCTGGACATTGCCGAAGACACCGTGGACTTGATGCTGTTGAAAGCAGAGGTCGTAGTGGATTTCAGTGTGTTCCAGCCGCTTGTGACCGTACTACGGACAGCTGTGACAGAAGAAGTCGTAAGGGACTTGATACTATTCCATGCAGTCGTAATGACTGTTTTGATACCATTCCAGCTAGTGTTTGTCAGAGTTTTCACTGCGTTCCATGCGCTGGTCATGGACGATTTTACAGAAGCAGTCGCCGAAGTAGTCAGAGACTTAATTCCGTTCCATGCTGTGGTGATAACGCTCTTAATTCCGTTCCAGCTGGTCGTTGTCAGCGACTTCACTGCATTCCATGCACTGGTCATGGACGTTTTCACTGCTACTGTTGCGGAAATCACATTAGATTTCACCGCCGCAAAGCTGGTTTGGATGGTGGTCTTGATGCTGTTCCATGTGCTGGTGGTACTGGTCGTAATGGAACTCCATGCGGATCTCATCGCGGCACTTACACCTGCCGTTCCGGTTCTTGCCGTCTGGCTGATGGCTGTCCAGCTCTTACTGTATGCCTGCTCCACTCCCCTCATGGAGTTGGTGATGGAGGTAGACAGCGTGGTGGACAGGTTCTCCGCCGCCGCAGTCACAAGGCTGGTGTTGGTCGTGATACCGTTTGCCAGACCCTGCATGAAGTCCGGCATCCAGCTTTCCATATCAGCCAGAGGTCCCTCATCCGGCACAGAGAAGTGCAGGAAGGAACGGATACGGTCCGCCACTCCCGATACGGCACTTGCCACATCCTGAATCCTCGACTGGATACCCGACACAATGTTGCCAATCATGTCAGAGCCCCACGAGAATGCCTGTCCAGCCAGCCCCTTGATAAAGGAGACTGCACTGTTAAAGCCGTTCGTGATGGTGGTCTTGATACCGGAAATCGTAGAGGAAATCCCGGATTTCATCGAGTTAAAGGCTGTGGTCGCTGCGCTCTTGATGCTGTTACTGAGGGACGATACCGTGGATTTCATGGCATTCCAGCCGGAAGAAACCACCGATTTGATTCCATTTACCACACCAGAGATCTTGCTACTGATGGCTCTCCAGATGGAAGAAACCGTGGACTGGATCGCAGAAAGGACCGTCGAGATAACTGTCTTGATCGCATTCCATGCCGTGCTCATCCTAGTCTGGATGCCAGTCAGCAGCGGAGACAGGAAGGATACAATGGCGTTCCATACAGTTGTCACTGCGGTCTGGATTGCAGTCAGCACCGTGGAGATGGCTGTCTGGATTGCCGACCAAACCGTAGAGAAAGTCGTCTGCAGTCCAGTCAGGAGCGGAGTCACAAAGGCGACGATAGCGTTCCAGATGGAAGTGATCTTCGTCTGAATTGCGGTCAGTGCCACGCCGATCAGAATCTGGATCGCCTGCCAGATGGTCTCAAACAGATATTTGAACGCATCCAGCAAAGGCTTGATGGTGTTGTAGATGCCGTTCCACACCGAAGTGATCGTCGTACTGATGGTGTTCATGACCGTAGAGATCGCGGTCGAGATCGCCGTCCACACAGTTGTCACCGTGGTATGGATCGTATTCAGCACAGACGAAACTGCTGTGGAAATGGCCGTCCAGATGGTGCTGAAGGTCGTCTGGATACTCGTAAGGACAGTCGTAAAAAAGCTCGAAACCGCAGTGAACACAGTCGTCGCCACACTCTGGATAGCAGAAACTGTGTTTGAGAAGAAGCTGCTGATTCCGTTCCACACGGTCTCGAAGAAGTTCTTGATACTGCCCCAGACAGTCTGCCAGTCCGTACCGAACAGACCAAGGAACACATCCAGCGCACTCTTCAGAGCAGTAAGGGTCGTGGAGAAAATGGACTTCACGCCATCCCAGATACTGGAGAAGATGCCCTTTGCCGCTTCCCATGCGCCGCTCCAGTTGCCGGAGAACACATTGGAAAAGACATCGAACAGGCCAAGCAATGTATCCAGAACGACACCGAGGATGGTCGAAATATTCTGGAATGCTCCCTCAAACAGCGGTGCAAGCACCTGACAGAAGCCATCCCAGACAGCTTTCAGTACCTCAGTGACATCCTTAAAATCAAAGCCCAGCCCATTGATCCGCTGTGTCAGCTGGTCGCAGAAGCCTTTCACCTTGGAAACGATGTCGTTCCAGATACCGGTAATGGCAGTACGGAACTCCTCGTTGGTGTTCCAGAGATTCATAAAAGCCGCCACCAGCGTACCGATGACCGCCACCACGGCTACAACCGGCCCGGACAGACCACCCAGAACCACCCCCAGCTTGCTAAACACACCGCTGGCACTGCCCACATGGGTGATGAGAAGCCGGACACCCTTTGCAAGAGAACTGAACCCCCGCATTGCTGTGCCGACGGTCGATATGGTCTTGCCCAGCACAATGAGCAGCGGGCCAATGGATGCCGCCAGCAGTCCGATCTTGATGATCGTTTCCCTGGTACCCTCATCCACGCTGTTGAGCTTGTCCACGAACTGCTGCACGGCAGATACGATCTTGCGTATGGTGGGCATCAGGATATCGCCAAAAGAAATAGCCAGCTCTTCCAGCTGAGATTTCAGGATGGTGAGCTGACCATTTAAATTGTCCTGCATGGTCTCTGCCATGCTTTCGGATGCACCGTCACAGGTTTCAATGGCACCACGCAATTTGTTGATGTCCGTTTCGCTGGAATTCATCAGGGCAAGGAAGCCGGACATCGCATTCTTGCCGACCAGTGCCTCTGCGTTGGATGCTTTCTCAGATTCGGTCAAGCCAGAAAATGCTACACGGCAGTCTGCAAGGATATCGTTCAGGCTCCTCATGCTGCCATCTGCATTGCTGGTGGCAATCGTAACTTCACCGATGTTCTTGCCCGCAAAGGTCACTTCACCGGAAAGGTTATTCATGATGGTACGAAGGGACGTACCAGCCTGTGAAGCCTTGATACCACTGTTTGCCATCAGACCGATGGCTTCTGCGGTATCCTCTGCCGAGAACCCCAGCGCACCGGCGATAGGCGCGCAGTACTTGAACGTTTCGCCCATCAAGCTGACGTTGGTATTCGCATTGGAGGAAGCGGCTGCAAGGATATCTGCAAAATGCCCGGAATCCGCAGCGGATAAGCCGAACGCGGTAAGAG